CCTCAGAAAGTCGAAATAGATTGGGACAATTTCGATGCCCTAGTTAGTAAATATTTAACCGTTGGGGAAGTACTGCAGAACGATGCACGCAGAAAGCCTGAGAGGGGCAGTACAGAGGAGAAAGCGCTGATAGTCCTCGGGAAAGAATTCGACGCTATTAGGGAAGCCTGGGGAGGGCCATTAGGCATAACCAGTGGTTACAGACCGGAACCGATTAATAGAGATGTAGGAGGCAGGGCTGGATCATTCCATGCCAAAGGAATGGCGTTAGACGTTTATCCAGTCGGGGAAAGTTGCGCAGCTTTCTATAAGTGGATCGCAAGGCGGTGGAGTGGAGGCCTTGGGGAAGGCTGCGCTCGAGGCTTCGTTCATATCGACACTAGGGATAACGGTCAGTTCTCTGCTCGTGGCGGCTTATCCCCGTGTTGCGTTTGGTCGTACTAGACGACTCTTACGGCCATGGCATTGATGTTGAACTGAACCGTGTCACCGACTTCTACGTCTACAGCAGACGTGAGTTGGCCAGACGCGAGAAAGTTGCCACCGCTAGCAGCGTCCCATACTCCGAAATGAGTGACATTGATCGGAGTGCTGTTGTTCGCGGACGTAGTGAGCTGTACGACGCCTGTATTCGTGACTTCAAAGCCACCACCAGAAGCCCCTGCAACAGTGCTCAGGGCAGAGCTAGAGATAGACGTCCTATTGGATGAGTTCGTGATGGTATTTGTAACGTCACCACTTGTCCCAGCAGTGCCAGGATCTGACGAATGCAGAGACACGTAGACATTTGCGAGCGCAGTCGGGAAAGATGAGCCTTTGACCCAGTTGAGAACTTGCGTCGCAAAGTACTGCGAAAATGCCATGAATTTTCAATATCTAAGTGTGTGTTTAGCGGTGCCCAAGTCAAGGGCCGTAACCACCACCGTATGGCGGAGCTGAACTTAGCGTAGCTATATTCGCTCCAGTAACTGATGCAGTTCCTCCGATCTTATGCGTCATCTTCAGGCGACCTGTAGGCAACATTCGCATTGTTACTACGCCCTCTGGAGTCGTAAACTCTCCACGACTTACTGAGGTTAATAGGACCAGTCCTGTTGGCTGCTTAAGTTGAGCTTTAGTCGGAATAGTCGCCTGTAGAGGACCAGTCAAGAGTGCTGGTCCCCTCAGTTTCGAGATGGCGAACCGCGCTGTCGATTGATTAGTGAGTGTCGCGACACCGGAAAGTGACATAAAGCGAATAGCCTGAATCTCGACGCTGTAGGGAATTTTCTGCCATTGGCTACTACTTATTGTGAAGTAGTAGTCATCGGCTGGCATTAGATCTAAGAACTCGAGCCGCTCAGTATTGGTCAATTCGTTTTCATAGGCAAACCCGAAGTCGTTGACATTAAGAGACTTTCTATTCGCATCGGCAATGCCTACAGATATGTAGTTGTCAGTAAACCTGTTGACAGGGTTGATAATTATACGAAGCCCGGCTGGTTCAAGTGTTGTGATTTTAAAAAAGAGAGTTGGAGCACCAGTCTCAGAGCCAATCAACCCAGAAAATTGTCCAAGGAAATTGTTGACGATACCAAGATCGCGTGACTTGCTGACTGAGTTGTACTTGACAAGGCTCGGCTGCAGATGAAACGGAACAGTTGGCCTAAATGGACCGCCATTCGTGGGGA